GGTTCTTTAGTCTGATGATTCAGTAGCGCGAATAATCGCTCCTACAACCTCATAATCGAGTTCATAACCCATTATGGTGTCTCCACCTACATTCACCTCTATATTGCGCGATATGAGCCTCATAAGCGCTGCCTGTTGGTGTAGAGTTAGTCGACTAAACAGATCTATGACTTCTTGTGCCTCTAGCACAGGTTTATAGGACTGAGGGACAGACTTTTTCTTTGGTTTTATCTTATTAAACAAGTTCATGCTCTTGCACGCTGAGTCTTTTGTGTTCTTTCTGTATTAGAACTTTGAGCTGATCTATTTTAGATCTGTGTTCCATCTGACAGATTTCTTGCAAAAGGTCGTATGTAGCTGGATCTACGGCAAGCGTTTTCCTTATTTCTTTTCCGTCTCGTTTAGTCTGTGTTGTGTCTGATTCTGTAATCATGTGCTCCATTCTATAAAACTTTGCAGAAATATACAAATAAATATGGTTTTGTATCTGTTATACTTTTGCCCTATGTATAGAGTTAAGAACTACTTATTAAGCATGCAGTCGCATTGGATGATAAACCATACGACTTACCAAGCAGTCCAGGACTCGGTTCCACAGATTATTAAGTTCAAGGCCAGTGAAGGTGTGGATGAAATGGGGAAAACTCCTGTACATGATGTTATTAAAAAGATTCACCCGGACATCTATCGTGTGCCTTTGTTCCGCAGAAAGTTTTGTACTCTTTTGATGAGGGAAATAGAACACATGAAAAGAGAGGTAGGCTTTCAGCCTAATGCTGACGAAGATGAGCTCCGACAGATTCCTGAAATCGTTTTGCGTGACCACGCACCAGAGCTCTATCGTAGTATGTGGTTTGTGGTACAGACAGTTCTGAACCCCATATTCAACGCTATCTGGCAGAGAGATTGTAAAGATCCCTCGACTATACAAATAGCTAACTACAACCTGAGAGATAAGAAACAGGGATCCTGGCACCACGACGACAGTGCGGATATATCTGTGGTGGTTCCGTTGAATACTGGCAAGTATGAGGGCGGTGGAACCGCGTTTCATAACTATGGTGAGGTAGCACCCTTACCCACAGGCCACGCACTTATATTCCCCAGCTTCACCAATCTACACAAAGGTCTTCCAGTCGAAACTGGCGACAGATACCTTTTGGTTTTTTGGCTGAACGACAGACAAAGAATCATCGAACAATACGAAAATTTAGCCTAAATTATTTTGTTACTATTGTAAGTAAATAGTTGCAATTAGTTGTAACTTTTGCTATATTAGTCATGTGAGACATTTAATTAACAATAATAAAAAGGAGAAAAAAATGGAAATCACATTAAAAAACGTAAAACACTACGAGAGCATGAGCGAAGAAACATACTGCTTTGAAGCGAGTCTTTATGCAGATGGTAAGAGGGTTGGTAGAGTATCTAATAGAGGGACTGGCGGTTGCCACGACTATGACTTCGATATGAAGACCGAAAGAGAGTTAGATGAGTGGTGCAGAACAAACCTACCTAAGTGGACGTTTGAAGCTGAAACTTCGTTTGGAGATGAGGAGCATGACACAGATTTAGAAATGCACATATCTAATTTGGTTACTGACTTTTTAGACAACAAGCACCTTAAAAACTTACTCAACAAAAGCGTTATCGTTATGGACGATAATTGTGAAGAGGGTGAGGTTTATCAATGGAAATTTTCTAAGTACAAAGGCAGAGCCAAAACAGAAGTTATTGGTGGTGTTACCAACGCTATCGCTAAAAACGAGAAGATGGTAAATCCAGTTGTGCTTAATTCATTGTCTCTTGACGATGCTAAGAAAGTTTATTTCAGAAAGTAAGGAGAAGACAATGACATTAACACTAACAGAATATAATCCAGAGAAAGCTAAAAAAGAAAGAGAGTTGGAGTTGAAAAAAAGAAGAAAACAATATCCTCTTCCTCTGTCTGCTGAGACTAGAAAAGAAATCCTTAGAAGGTGTGAGATACTTCGTTACATGGGAGACGACGGAATTTCATCAATATATTACGAGTCTACCGATGAAGAATTAGTAGACAGATATTCTTGGGTATTAGACAAAGAACATGACGACTTGTTGGCAGACGAGTTTGTTATAAAACTTTAATCTAATACAAATCAAAAGAAGGTGGCAATAGCCACCTTTTTTTTAATATAAATCTTTCAGTCCTACCTCTTGTATGCCTTCGCAGTTGTAAGGCTTATAATCGTTGTTTTTAGAACACTCTTGTATCATCTGTAGTGCTTGCTCATTTCGTGCTTGAGCATACTTTAACGCTTCATCTGAAAGACTGTAGACCACATAAGGGTAAGGATCCTGTTTCTCTTGAGCCAAGAAGTTAAACCCTCTGGCAGTCAATCCTACTGCTCTAGCTGCATCAACATAAAGTGCTGCTTGCATGTGATAGTTGAAAGCATTGATAGCACCTTTAAAACCACGAGGAGACGCATCACGACACGTCTTTAAGTCCCATACATACTCATTGTCGTACCAGTCCATTCTCGCTTTGAAAGGAGCACCATGCCATTCAAACACCAAGGTCAACTCAACCTTATCGGTTTCTTTGGGTATGTAATCCTTTACGACCTCACGACGTTTCATACATACATCGTATAGATCCTGGGAGATTGGTGTGCGATTGCCTACAGTTGCCAAGAAGTCTTCATAGTCGGCCTTGCCTACCTTGGTTCTTCTATCGACGTTGGGTTGTATTACAAACTCTTCATCAAACTTGTGGTGCTCTAGGAATACAGTGTGTTGTACTCTGCCTTCCAATAGAGCTGGTGATTGTTCAAGTTGCTTTCTGTGTTTCCAACTAAACGGACACTTTATTATTGATGTTAAATCGTGGGATCTATGTGCTGGTATCTCAGCATATTGTTCGTAAGATAAATCCTCGTAAACACCCACTTTAAACTCTTTCATTTTTTTCTATCTCCTTTATTTCTTCTTCTGTTATATCAAAACAATTTAAGTTACCCGCTACAGTTCTGCGCTCTCCTTCGCCAAAGAAAGGATAAACTGTGTGTTGCATCCAAGAAGGAAACAAAACAAGTTTACCTGGTTGTGGCTTTATATACCGAGACTGCGACGGCCTGAGTCGCTCTGGATCTGAAACTTGGTTCAAACCATAAGTGAAATTGATGTAGCCATCGATTGCCCCAGAACTTTCGTACAGATCTACACGCTCGTTGTCAGACTTCATTATTTGATCTGGCACCATAGTCCAGCTCGTAAACGAAATGCCCATCGGAGCTGTGGTTAAGTGGTCGTGTATTGGATTGTAGTCTCCCTCAAAACTATGCACTGACCATAGCTTATCCATAGATATTTTCTTAGCTCTAAGAGGAGATTTAGTTTGCTCTACGAAATGTCTAAGATAAGCCATAGCCAGGCTCTCAACAATCTTAACAAAAGGTGCTAACTGAACATCATCATAGTCCATAACAAGTTGCTCGCCTTGGTGTATCTGGCCAACTAAAGAGTCGGCGGCAGACGCGCGCTCATTGTTACTTCTCAATGTGTCCAGATAATCGTTGAGATCCGCCACTACCTGATCGGATAAATTGTGTTGCAGCATTAATGCAGCTGGCAACGTAAAAACTTCATATTCTATTTGTCCACTCATTCTCTCTCCAGAATCTTTACGAGCTCTGTCATTATGAGTGAGTAACCAACTAAATCGTCGGCAGTATCTTTGTGTCCGGGATTGTTGATGATTCTGCAAGACTTGAAGACAATCATCATTGCACAACATTGTGAGGGTGTTAGCTCAATGCCTAGTAACCCGCTCCAAGCATTGGCTAACTGTATAAAGAAATTATCTGGTGTTGAATAATCTTCACCTTTGAGATCCAAAAGATCTGCTATCTGTTGTGCTTTATCTGTATACATAAGGGGGTGGTAGGCAACCTGTGTATTCCGTTGTTGTGAGACATAAGGAGATAGGTTGCCCACCGAGAACTTTAAAAGGGGATGTCTTCGTCCGTTACCTTCTTTTCTTCGTAATCTTCCGTACTGTTATCTTTCGCTGCCTCTTCGGTTAGCTTAGATAAGTCGTCAGCCATTTTACCCAAATTAGTATTGCCATCGTTGGCGGCTAAGAATTCATAGCTACCCTCGATGTCTTCTTGTTGCCAAGGAGCCAGAGCATCAAATATATCGCACATGGCTTTTGTTTTAGGTGAAGAATTACCTTTGAACTCGTCGCAATAGATCGCTAGATCAAATGCTTGTTGTTCGTTTTTCGTTGCTACCTTTTGCACACCACCATCTGGTCTTTGCAAATTGAGGATCTTAGGATTACCACCAGCATGTTCAGCAGACGCCTCTGTGTGGCCTACTTCTATTCTTGCAGTACAACCCAACAGATCTGTTACGTCGAACCCACCCAACTCTTCATCTGTGAAACTCTTACCTCTCCAAGACTCCAAGTGTTTTCTTAGAGCAGCAGCTTCATGTAAAGAAGCCGTGTAGGTTTTAGACACAGCATAAGGTCTGCCATCTTCCATCAACGTCTCGTTCGTGTTTGGATCTACGGCTTCGGTCACTTCAAACGTAATACACAGTCTGGTTTTCTTACTAACCTCTTTGCCGTACGTCTGATCGCTGGTCCCAAGGTCTACTATTCTGAAACAGGTTCCTTGGTAAATACCCTTCTCTAATTTTGGAAAATCGGTGTTTCCACCTTCACTTATTGTTAAACTCATATAAATCTCCTAGCTTATGTGTTTGCAAATTATAATAAATTTGGATAATATCCTACAGACTTTTGCAATACAAAGCAAACAACAAAAAAATAGGAATGATTGATGTCATTAAAAATTACAGGACCAACCAAGAATAAAAACGCCCCATTTACAAAAGATTATATTTCGCAGTTCCGAGACTTCCTAGCCAGTAATGGTTATGAACCGGATCCGAAAAAAGGTTTGGTAACCGATGGCTCAGTTGGTCGAGCATACATCAACATCGGTAATCAAAGGAAGCTCGTGGGTTGGTATCAAGCATGGTTAGATCAATCTTCCCCCTTTGGGCGCATTGGTGACTATCGAGTCAGTGCAGACCAACCCACAGCGACCTGGAAACCAGAAAACAGTCAGAACTACCGCATGACTAAGGAGCAGAAGGCTGAGATAGAAGAGTTGAGACGCCAAGCCGAGGTTAAGAGTCAAGAGAAGTACACACAGGCCGCTCAGAGAGCTCAGTCTATCTGGGATCAATGTGAAGAAGTTGAAAAGCACCCATACTTAGAAAGAAAGCAAGTCCTATCTTATGGCTTACGAAAAGATAAGCACGATAACCTAGTCCTACCACTCAAGGACGGACAAGGCACTATCGTTGGCCTACAGTACATTAGCGACGAAGGAGAAAAGCGTTTTCTTACTGGTTC